TTATAGCTTCAGAGTAAAGTGCTTGGCATTTCTTTAGGTTTCCATAAGTAGAGAGGGCAGCAATATTGCCCTCTTCTACTTCTGTTAATAAATGAGCTACTTCTTGCTCACGCATCTGGAAGAATAAATCTTTAGACATATTAAAAATCTAAAGATTCTAATGCTTCAACTCCATCTAACTCAGCTACATCCTCAACTACTACATCTTTTGCAAAATATGTAGTTAAGTAGTTTTCAAGCTCTGTTGCTTTAGCTTGTACCATTTTTAACTCTGCATCTGATAAAGATGTGTTAAATACAAAGTTTGGTGTAGAGTATTTAACCATTCCTTTTTTGTGATCCTCAGCAGATTCAATAGATATCCACTCATCACTTAATCTTTTCCAAGCTCCTTTCTCAACTAGCTTACTCCATTTACTAACTGCTGCACCTTTTAAAGAAATGTTGATTAACTCTCCTTCTTTGGTTACTGCATAAATAGATTTGTGATAGTTACCACCAGCAGCATTTACTGCTCCTTTGATATTTTTGTAAATACCACTAGCAATGATTCTGCCTTTGTGAGTTCTCACTTCTAGTTCTTCTGTACCAATTTGCAAAACCTCATTAGAGTATATTCCAGTCTGGTCAGAATCAGAGAACCCTTTGATACAATGATACTCTTCTAATACAATAAATGTAAGAGGTAGTTTTACTTCTACATTTTGCTTTAACTCTTTATTAAAAAAGCTAAAGCTCTTGTTGTTACTTTTCCACTCTAAGAATTTAGAAGTTGGATTGGTAGTTTTTGTTACTTCTCTTTTAAGAAATCCCATAATAATTATTGTTTTAAATTACGATTGATTTGCTGAGGCAATCGCTTCCTCATCAATAAGTTGTTGTGCTTTCTGTATTTCTAGTTTTGTAAACTTTTCTTTGTTTTGAATTATGTATTCAGCTAATTTTTTTTGAGGGTTTTGCATTTTTATATTTTTAACATTTTTCTAACTAACACTACTGCTTCTTGTTTTGTTAAGTGATTGCTATTCTTTTTTTTCTTGCTAAAACTTGGATTCTCCCCTAGAATTAATCTTGCCTTGCTCTTAGCTTCATCAGAAAGAGTAGGTAAAAGATTGATTATATTTTGTTCCAGAGGAGACATAGAGTTAAAAAGGAAGTTTAGATCCCTGAACTTCTAAAACTCCGATTAACTCATCCAAGCAACCCAAATCATATTTGTATGCAATAGCAGCAATTGCTATTTCTTCTTGGTCTGTTTTAGCATTATGAAATGCGTTATAAACAATATTGTTTAGGGTTTGATTTGACTTACTATCTTTTGATAGACTTGTACTTTTGAGTTGATTGATAATATTTGACATAATTATATAATTGAAAATTCAAGGTTTTTTATTATTGTATCGTAAATGTTTTCATCTGGAAAGACCTCTCCAACATCATCATACATTGTTATATAGATAGAGCTGACTTCTTGATACTGGTAATTCTCTTTGTTTAACCAAACAATATTAACCTCTCCAAATAGCTCAAATAAGAATTGGTCTGTATCAAATTGTGTACGAAATGGAACTGAATCATAAGTGCTACCTTGATAGGTTGCTCGGTCTAATCTTATAAAGCAGTTTTGTAGAATTTGTAGTTGTGTGTTTTCAGAGATTAAAGTGTTTTTTTGTAGCATTTTGGGTTTTAAAATTGTATATTTACTAACATTCTTTCACCAAATATACACAAAATGCGTATAAATATGCACACAATGCGTAACAAATTTTTAATTAATTTGTAAAGCCTTTATAATGAGCCCTTTAGAAATAAAAAAAATGCGCAAAAAATTAAACCTAACACAGACCGAATTTGGTAAATTGTTTGGTTTAGGTTTAAGAACCGTTCAAATGTGGGAATCTGGTGAGAGAATTATGAATGAAAGTGTTAAAATTCTTTTAAATAATTATTTAAAGGAAAAACATGGTGTAGGATCAAATGCTGATATAGGTATTGAAGAACTAGAATCCCTAAAAGATTTAGCATCTGATGTAATAAAAAACCACCATAAACTCCTACAAGTAGAAATTTATAGTTTATGGTTTGAAGTTGAAAGCCAAAAGAGAGCTATTCAAATTTTAAAAGAATAATATTTAGTTGTTTTCTTCCTATATTATTTTTTAATTTTTCAATAATCTTATTATTTTTTATTACTTGTTTTTTGTAGTAATCTATAGAGGGTTTATTTTTTTTCAAAAACTTAAATTTTATTCCAACATACTAAATTTTATAATAAGAGATAAATAATATTTTTAAATAAATAATATCTTTTATAGCAATTTTTATAGTTAGAGAGTTAGAGGTTATTGTTTATTATTTTTTTATTATTGTTAAACAATAAATATAAAAAATTAAGTACAAAAAAGCAAGTAGTTGCATAAAAAAAAGTACGTTATTTGGTTGTCATTAATCATAAATCGACAATGCATAAAGTCAGTGTTTATAAGGGTTTGTAAATCTACCTTAGGATTCATAACCCTGAGGTCACGGGTTCAAATCCCGTCTTCGCTACAAATTTAAAGTAAACACAACTCTTTGTAAATAAACGATTTAGGTTCAAAATTTAAGTCGTTTTTGTATGAAGAAAAATAAAAAAATACTTCAAAAATACGTTGTAGAGTACGCACTAGATGTTTTAAAAAAAATGCAAAAAAAATACACTATTTCTTTTTATACTGGAGGAATAAACGTCAATGAATGGAAATATTTAAGCAAAAGTGAAAAAACAAAAGCACTAAAAAAGTCTTGGTATTTAAGATGGTCTTTTAGAAATCCAAATACAAACAAACTAGAAAGGCAAAGCCATTTAAAAGGAGGAGTTAATAAATTAAAAAAATTTGAGGATAGAGTAAGGCATTTAAAGAATTTAAAGTTTGGATTAGAAACTGCAATTAGAAATGGCTACTCCCCTTTTAATTTAAACAACTTTGAAGATGAAAAAAAAGTACATACTATAAAAGAAGCATTAGAGTTAGCTTATGAACATTGTACTCTATCTGTTTCTAAAATAACATCTAAAGACTACCTCCATACAAAGAACCAATTTTTAGACTTTCTTAAATATAATCAAAACAAAGACATAAATGATTTAACAAAGTCTGTTGTTCTTAAATTCTTAAATCAAAAACTAAAAGAAACATCTGCAAGAACTCGCAACAACTCAAAAGCATCTCTATCAGCTCTGTTTACTATAATGGAAAACAAACTTAATTTAATAGATAGAAACTTTATTAAAGACATAGGTAACGAAAAGACAAAACCAAAAACAGATAGAACCTTTACTAGAAAAGAACTTAAAGATATTGTAGACTATTTAAAAAATAACGATCCGTACCTATTAATGTATATCCGTTTTGTCTCGTATTGCTTTCTACGTCCAGTTGAGGTAAACAGATTAAAAGTAAAAGATGTAAACCTAGAAGAAAATCTTTTATATTTTAAAGCAAAAAACAAACCTCAAAAAACAAAACGCATTCCAAGTATATTTATAGAGGATGTAAAAGCAATGAATTTACACCTATATAATAAGGAGTACTTTTTATTTACATTAAAAAATAAACCAGCAGAATGGAATACAGACGATAATACAAGAAGAGACGCATTTAGTAAACGATTTAAAAAAGTAAAAAATAAATTCAACTTAGGCAAAGAATATGGTTTGTATTCTTTCCGTCATTCTTTTATTACAAATCTTTTTAGGTATTTAAGAAGTACTGAGAACAAAAGCTACTCAGAAGCAATAAAAGAACTACAACCAATTACTGGTCATGAAACGCAACAAGCTCTTGAGATGTATATCCATAAAATAGATGCAGACATTCCAGAGGATTGGTCTGAAAAAATAGACTTTATATTATAAGTGCATAGGCTCGTTAATTGCGTAACTACCCCCAAACACAACTGCACAACCAATAGCTGGTTTCTTAAAGTTCTTACCATAAGCCATAGCATAAGATGTATTGTCTATACCACAACCAACTGCACAACCAAAGACTTTAAAATTAGCACCAACTGCAAACTCAGTAAACATTTCTGTATGCCTATGCCCTTGAACAGTAGACTGCATATCATCTTTTGCTTTCTTTGTAGCTCTACCAGATTCTCCATGAATGTATTGTACATTATCATAAACAAAACGAGTATTAAAATTCCAATTAGGAGTTTCTAATACTTCTCCAAATGTCTTAACCCATCTTTTAGGTACTCCAGATGCAAATGCTTTACGAGAAATAATTCTATCGTGATTACCGATACAAACGTCAGCTACTGGAAAAGCATTATACCATCTTGATAATTTATAAATAGCTAAATCAAGTTCATCTCCTCCACCCATTCCATCTGGGTCAGGATCGTGAAAAGAAGAATAATGATTATCGATAACATCTCCTATAAATATTACCTTGTTACAATTGTGTTTTGCATAAACATCTTTGCAATGTTTTAAATAACCCTCTAAACAAAATGGCTCGTGTAGGTCTCCAATAACTAAGATGCGTTGTTGGTCTTGTATTAAATTCTTGTAGGCTTTTAATATTTTACCTTTAAGTCTTGGTCTTTCTTCTTTTCCCATATATATATAATGAGAAAAACCTTGAAATTTATTTTATTTTCTTATTTTTTCTAGTGTTCTTGCACCAAAATAACCACCATAAACAAGCATAAGTAGATTTCCAAGTAAAGAAATCCATTGTTGGTCTATATTAAAAGATTGCAAAGAGCTATCTAAAATCACATAAATAAAAAGAGACAAGGTTAAAAAAGCAATGCTTAAAGGTCTTATGTTTTTACTTAACCAACTACTAGAAGACATATCAGATTGCCAACGTTTAGTTACCTCCTGCATCTCAATAACATCTTGCTGCAAGTCTGCCAACATCATTTCTTTATCTTTTGCTGGTATATCTTTATCTTTTGATATTGCTTTTATAACATCTATTGGATTACCTCCGTCAATAGCAGCAACTATTGTTTCTCCCATTGGTATATTGTTTTTTACAACACCTCTCCAAAGGTTACCAAAGAAAGTACCTTTACCTCCGTTTTTTCTTAGTTTAGTATCACTCATATTAGTATGTCCAAATTACTTGTTGTGATTTGTCTTTATCGTCATCAACGTGAATAAATGTATCTGCAATACCAATACGATTAAAACCAACGTGCATAAGTGAATTTAAGACCTTGTATCTTGTTCTGCTATCAGTTGCTTTTATATCTACTGCCAAACCTTTAATATGACTTGAGGTAGGGTTTTTTATAGACTCTGCGTGTTCTGGACTTCTATAAGCAGAATTAATTACAAATGGCACTTTAGCAAACTCTCTTGCCTTGTCTAGTTTAGCAAGAAAGTCTGTATCCATTTTATATTCTACTTCTTTAAAGTATTTAGTCATTGCTTATTTTATTTATCATTGCTTGTATCTCCTTTGGGTCTACATCTAAACTCATTGATAAACCACCTTGCCATACTCTCTTTAGCTTATTACTTTCATCAAACAATATAATAGCTGGTACAGATTTTACTTGTTCCTTAAACTTTTTTGGTTGGTCATCATAATTAACTTTTAAAACCCTTACATTTTTAAGTTTACTTAAATGTTTGTAATCGTTAGCTTTATTCCAAATTGAATTAACATACAATAAGGTTACATCTTGAGAGTATAGACTTACAGAAAACAAAAGTGATATTACAAGTAAAAAGGTTTTCATAATTATCTTTTTATAATTTGGAATAGTTTCTCGTCTATCTTGTCTAACTTATCACTATTCTTATTTACCTTTTCATTGATATTTATTATCGTTGTACGAACTAATTCATCTTTTAATTCATACTCTGATTTCTTTATCTCTGGCTCTGGTAATTGCTTTGCTAATTCTATATCTGATTGTAAAGCGAAATAAACAGATGCTATTGAAACTGCACCAGTAACAATAATACCAATAGTTTTTAAGTCTAGTTGTACTTGTGTATCTTCTGATATTTTATTAGCCATTTTTATTTTGTTTACTCATATTAATAATCTTCATAATTGTGTAGACAATAGATACTAAAAGTAAAGTTAATTTTAGCCATTGTTCTATATTAGAAAAACTAACCATAAAGGTTATAAGATTTAAAGCTCCTAATTTAATATCTTGCATATCCATCTTTTAAGGTTTTGGCACTTCTGCGTTTCTAGGGAATCCGTAAAATTGATGCGCTGCGTTGTCAGCTGGATAAACTTCATTATTCCCAAAGTCTAAGTCATCAGTACTCATTATATCATAAGCAACACCATCATAATAAATAGGAGGTGTTATCTCGTGACCATCTGGATCATAAGTACCAGGTATTTCTACAACTTTACCAATGTAAACAACTGCTTTTGTTCCGTTGATATACTGCATAGATGTAACACCTTCTTCTGTTACTTCTTGCCAAACGTTGTTATCTATTAAGACTTGTTTGCCTTGTTGTTCTGTATCAAAAACTAATTTGTATATGTGCATTTTATATTGTTGTTAAAGATTGTAATTCTGCATCTGTTAATGCTTCTTTGTAAACTGCTAGTGCTTTTGCTTTTCCATTGAATTTGTTTCCACCAAGAAAATCAAAATCTAATTTAGACAAACCTATTGGTACATTGCCACTTGTATCTGTTGCTACTTCAACTCCATCAACCCATAAAGCAAAATCATTTTGTTTGTATTTAACACCTACTTTTATAAAATCTGTTGCATCTGACAATACGTGATTAGCGAAAAATTGTGTGACTCCACTTGACTTAACTACTACACTTATTCTATTTGAAGAATCTTTATAATATATTTGAACAAGATTACTTGCATCATTTATTAAACTTATGTATCTAAAAGTTCCACTATTTGCCAAAGCAGCTACCTCTACATACAATACACCCTCTGTACTATTTATTAAAGTAGAGTTCCCACTATTGTTTGCAATATCTTGTAGCCTAGTGCTTGCAGCTCCAGAGCTAGGGATATAAGATGTTGCTTGTGATTGTTGTTCTACTTGAAAACCCCAAATTAAAATATCTGTATTTGTACCTTGACCATTAAAACCTACGTCTATATTCGTTGAATTTGTTGTTACAGTAAACTCAAATCTTTGCCATTTGTTTGAGGTAGTGATTACTGGTGAAAAACCAGCACTAGTATAAAATTTAAAATCATCTAAACCATTATCATTGCTTTTAGCATAGCAAGATATAGTGTACTCTGTTAAGTTAGATACTGAAATATTACTTGCAAATAGGTAAGAACTACCACCACTTGTAGTCAAAAACCTAAAAGCATCGTTTTGACCATTAGGTGCTAAAAAGCCACTAGTTTCACTAGAGTTTATATTAGCCCAACTACTATCACTAAAATTTTCACTATAAGTTACTAAATTAGTACTCTGTGGTTCTAGCAACCAACTTCCACAGCCATCTGTGTAGTCTATTCTTGGTATGTTTGTACTGTCTGTAATTTCTTTAATTGAAACATTGCCTAAAAGACCCGATTGCCCAGCACTAGAGCCTTGTGAAGTTCCTATATAAGTTGTTGTTGCAGTTGCTACAAAATTATGTTTAATTGTTACAATATTTGTTGTTGTGTTAAATGATGAATCAAAAAAAGCACCATCTAAATTCGATCCATTTGATAACTTTAATTGAATACCAGTACTGCTATCTATATTTGTAATATTAGCACTTGCTAAATATGTTTTACCAACAACAGTTGTTATTGCTTGTACTACCCTCCCTAGTGAAACGGTGCTTTCAATTTTTAGCTGTCCACCTACAATAGATAATGCTGAATTGTAATCTGGACTTGTCCAATTTTGCGCCACCTCTTTAACTGAGATGTTTGTTATAGAGCCTTCAAATCCCGAGTAAGAATTAAACCAAAAATCGCTTCCACTTTCAAGTGTTAGTGTAACGCTTTGATTTCCACTTGTGTTAAATACATTAGAATAATATGTCCCTGAATCCGTTCTTATTCTTAAAGCACCACTTGTAACTATTAAATCAAAAGATATTAAATAAGAATTACCGATAACTAAATTAGGGCTAATTGTTTGATAAATATTTTCAAAATTACTCAATCCATCACTAATAGCCTTATCTTCTCCAATACTCCAGCCAGTTCCTAAAGTCCAATTTTGTCCGACTTCTTTTACTGAAACGTTGTCTATTGAGAAAGCAGTACCACTTGTGTTTCTTCCGTAGAATAATAAATCACTTGCACTAATGGAGGGAGTTACATATATTGAATAACTACCTACACTATAAGAGTTAAGGCTAATAAGTCCACCACCATTTGAGTTAACGTTCATATAGGCAGTACCAGACGTTATTTCAAAATTAATTTTATAAGTTTTACCAGCTACAAAACCTCCATTTAATAAAGTTTGTCTTATGTATTTTGAGTCTGACAAAAAATCATAATTAGCAGCACCACCACCAATAGACCAACTGCTCTGTTTAGTCCAATCACTATCAGTATCAAACGAGCCATTAGTAACTAACTCACTTCCTTCTTGTGAAAAGTTTCCGTTTGAAACTTCTTCTGTACCTATCTGTGAAAAGTTACCATTTGAAACTAACTCTGAACTAATTATCTGTACATTTTCTACTAAACCTTGTGCATTAACTCTAGTTGCAGCAGAATTTCTACTGAATGTAAAATCTCCATCTCCGTTCTCTGGCTTTATACTCAACATACTACCATTGTCGTACGCAGTTGGTGTAAGTAATATTGATGCTTTATCTAATAAATTATCTGCCATCTTATTCTATGTTTTCTAATTCGGTTAATGTTGCAGTTGTACAAGTTACATTCTCATAATAAGAAGCTCTTGCTTGTAATGTTGATAATAAATTAGGTATTGCACTTGTTACTGATAAATCATAATAAATACCACCCCAACCATTCTGAACTGGACTACCCCACCAACTATTCTCGTATGCCTCGTTTGCCATCTTTTTCTTTTTTAGTTAGATACTTTTTTAATTTAACAACATTTGTTTTTTTTGGTTTGTACATTCCTTTAATCATAGCACCCAATTTGAAGGGTTAGTATTTTTTGATGGATATACATCATCCTCTGAATTATTTGTGTACTCTGGATATAAATTACCATGATAGCACATATAATCTACAAACCTTCTAGTGTAATATTCAGCAAAGTCTCTCTGCTTACTTACTAGAAAATCTACCTCGTCTTTTGAAGCAGTTTGTGCGTTCTCTGAGTTATGCTTAAATACACCACCATTTTTTACTTGATATGCAGCAAATGGTAAATAATCAACCATTGCATAATGAATCAACATCGGTTGTACATACTCAGTTACCAATGTTAAATAGTTACCAGATAAAGTTCCAGCTACTATTTCATCAGAGATTTTATCATATAATTTACCTCCTAAATAGTTTTGGATGTGTATCTCTTGTGATATCTTAATAAATTGTATAAATTTATCAGTATCTACATTACCATCTATAATGCTATTCTTTACTAAATCCGTTCTACTTATAAATAATGCAGTTGCCATAGTTATTTTTTATTTACAAATCCGTTATTTGGCATATCAGTAGGTCTTTTTGCTACTTCTTTTGCATTTACCTCTGGTTTAAACCCTTCTTTTTTAGCCTTATTTACACTAACCTCAGCATTAGGGTTACCAACACTTGGTTTAATTCCTTTCTTCTTTGCTTTGTAAGTCTTTCTCATCCAAAAATGATGGCAATCTCCACCACCTTTATACAACCATATATCGTAAGTATCAGCTCCGTTTAATCCCCAACCAGCATTAACTGGCATTGTACTCATTCTGTCTATATCTTCTTTTCTGTATATCTTAGCAGCATTTACCATTTTCTTGCAAAAATCTCTACTATTTGCACTATAACTTAATGGTGCGTATTGATATCGTACCCTAAATTGTACACCTTCTTCATTTTCTCCGTCTTGCTTACTCTTTGCATTTGGTCTAGCAGTTCCAGTAGTAACAAAATTGTACATCTTTGACAATGTAGATTGTTTAGGATTGTTTAACTTATTTAGTTCCTCATTTAATTCATCTTCTGCATCATAGTCTACCTTTCTTTCGTCAATCAATTCCCAATTCTCTAAATCTTCATCCTCCCCTAGTTGTTCTAAATCAGAGAATACTTTTGACATCTTTACACCAGTCTCTTCTTCTCTTGTTTCTTCATCTTTTACATTCTCTAAATCAATAAATTGTAGAGGTTGTAAGGTCTTGAAATAAAGGTTTAAGCTAATATTATTGAAAGCAAGTATTTTATCAAAAGCATCTGTTAAAAGCTCTTGAAATGGTGTGATAACTGTATTGTTCATCAGTATAGAAGCAGTCTCTAATTCTTCTGCATTATTACCAAATCCAGTTGAATCTTTAATACCTAAAAGCATAGGAGATACAATCCTATGAGCCACCATTATTTTTTTCTGTGCCTCATCACTTAAAAATTGGTATTGGTTGTGTGCATCTGATAATTGTACTGCTTCAATTGTTGCAGCACTCTCTTTATCATCGTTAAAAGCAAGTATAAATTTACCAGCATTAGACGATCCACCAAATTTTTGTTTTATCTTGTTTTCAACTAACCTTTGTTGTTCTTCATCAGGTACTCCATTATTCATTGAGATTAACATACTAGGAGCAAGACCATTTTGTACATTATTAATATGGTAGTTACTTATTTCTTCTTCTAACTCTGAATATTGCAACCCTCCTTGATAGTCTGGAGTTGAATAATAATACATTCCAGCTACATAGGGTTTAACATATAGTATCTCAATAGGTTTAGGTGTATCTGAAACACCAAAAGCAGGTATTCTTAAGGGTTTATCACTTGGCTTTATATTTACCCAGTCTGCATGATAGTAATATGCTTGTACTTGTTTGTCTTTTTCTCCACATTTCTCAGCTCTTAAAGTCTCAATAGGTAAATGCTCTACTTTCTCAATAGTCTTTCTATTTTTTGAGTAAATTACTTGCATAGCACATTGACCAGTAAGTTTTAAATCATAAGCAAACCTTCTAACATCGTCTTTCTTAAATAGAGATATCATTCTTGCATATTGCTCTGGTCTCCTTGCACTATCAGTAGCATCTAAGCCTTTACCAAATATTAGCTGAGAGATAGAGTTTATACAAGCATTGTTTGTAGGACTTCCGTTGTATCTATCAATTAAGAATTTAAAATAGTCATTGTCTGCACCAAACTCTATCCATTCTTTGTTTTTATTCTCTACAATCTCTGGAGAGGTGTAAGAAGATAAATTAACAAAAGAAACAGATGATTTGCTTTTGTTATTTATGGTTGGTTTTGTTTTTCTTATGTTTTTTCTCATAATATTATAAAATCATTATTACCACCATCTTCTTGTACATACTCGTTTTTATTTACCGAGTAATGTTCGTTGTTTGATTGGTTAGTTGATTGGCTAGTACAAAAAATCTTGTCTCTATAAATGATGTCTTGTCCGTTATATACTTTTAAATCATAAAATCTACCCTCTATTAATGCAAACACACTAGAAAGCTCTAAGTAGTTTTTGTTTACAATTGCAGTAGGTGTTATCTCTACCTCTGAGTTAGTGCTATCATCTCTTAACTTAATTGTTACAGATGTATCATATACTCTTGGTATAATTTTTATCGTTTGTGAGTTTGTAGATGGTGTTAAGTGTTTCATCTTATATATAATGAAATAAGAAGCCTTTTTTATTAATTTGTATAAAAAAAAAGAGCATCCTCGAAAGAATGCCCTAAAATCAAATCAAAAATCAAAAAAACTATGCGTTTGGATCTATTTGCGTTGCACTTGTATCAGCAGTTATTACAGCTGGTGTTACAAAATATGCTGCGTCGGTTTCTTGACCTTCTAAGGTCAAAGTAAATCCACTTAAATCTCCCATAGCAGCACCAGATACAATTGTACCTCCAGTTACCTCTGCTCCGTGTTCTAAACCTACTAAAAAGAAATTACCATTATAATCTTCTATTGCAACGTGAGGTCTTGCAGTAGCTAATAATTTTATTTCTTCTTGTGTAGCTTTATCTAAAACTGGTAATGTTAAATTTAAAGTTTGTGTGTAAAATGTAGTTCCGTTTTCTGTTGAACTATTAATATTGGTTTCTAGTGAAGAATTACCCTTGATATCAAATTTAAAGAAGGTAGGTGTACCAGCTAATGCAGTAATTTCTCCAGATGCTATTGTTGTAGCACCCAAAGTACCATAGTCTGCGAAATATACTGCCTTTAAGCCACCAACACTACTTTTACAAGGTAAAGCTCTACCAGATGTAAGTAAACAAGCCATTGTGTTATATTTTTTTAGTTATTAAAAAAAGGGTAAGTAGATGAACTACCTACCCTTTATAATTATTTATTAGATTATCTTACAATCCTAATCCGTAAGAAACGATATCTCCAACAATAGCATATTGTACTGCTGCTGCATATTTCATGATAAATCTTACATTTGAACTTCCGTCTAAATCACTCATGTCCAAGACCTTACATTCATTAAAATCACTTAATACCGATGTTCCAAAGTATAAGTTTGATTTCAAAGTAGCGATTGCTTTGTTGTCAGCTAATCCGTTACAAGCAACAATTTTTACACCATCAAAATATTGGATGTCGATGTCTTGGTTGTTACCTTGTGCCATATATCCATTAGCTCCTTGACCTCCAGCTTGGAAACCACCTAAAGCTCTTTTGTATGCTCTGAAGATGTTCTGAGAAACATAAACGAATAAATCATCGTTACCATATAAAGAACTTGGAATAGCATCTACAATACTTCCTAGCTCAGCTACTACATTTGCAGCAGTTACTGCTTGTCCAGTAATCTTTTTAGCTCCAGTATGTGCAGAGTCAGCAGCTAATAAAGTTGTAAAACCATCAAAAGCACCAGCTCCATCAGTTCCACTCCAGATATCTTGCTCTGTTTTTTGTGCTACCTTCTGAGAGATTCTTCCGATAAAGTAATCAGAGAAATTTTTAGGTAGGTTATCGTGACTGCTGAACCCCTGTGATTCAGCTTCCCAATCAGAACGGAAATTGTTTACGCACAATTCCAAATTTACTTGTAACTGCTTGGGTTGAATTATTCTCTCAGTCAACGTTACAGTTGATGTATCAGAGAAATCACAAGTAGCATTAGCAGTTATACCATCAATTGATACCACTTTTAATACTTCTTTAAATTTTACATTTGGTTTTACTTCGATTAAACCATTTGCGATTGTGTTACCACTTAATAGAGCTGCTGAAACGTATTTTCCAGCAAATTCTCCAGCATAAGTGGAAGTAATACTTGTTGTTGTAGCCATTATTTATTTATTTATTGCGTTAAAAATTCTATTTATTGTTGTGTTTTTATTCCCTTTTTGAGAATAAAGATTTGTTTCTTTTTTATCAGATGTATTTTCTGGTGTGTGTGTTATACCTTCTACTTCTGATAACTCTACTTTTTCTTCTTCAACTACTACCTCTTCTGCAACAACTTCTGTTTTAGAAAGTTTTAGTTCGTTGATCTCGGTTCTTAGTTTTTCAATTTCTGAGAAGAACATTTCTTCTGATATTGATTTAACTATTTTTTTAGGAGTAGCTTCTTCTGTTGCTAACTCTTCTTCTGCAACTGGAGCTTCTTCTGCTGGTGCTTCTTCTTCTGCACTTGCTTCTTTGATTTCTCCAATCACACCTTCTTCTGATACTACAATAGTTTTGCCTTCTGCTTCGTATTCTCCAACTGGTACTGGTACACGATCCTCGTCTGCAACAACGAAAATTTCTGCACCAGCTTCAAATACTTCAGCTTCTAAGACTGCACCATTGTCTAGTTTCATTTGCTCTAGCTTTACTTCTATACCGAGTAAAACTCTTGCTTTGTTTAGTAATGTTCTGTCTGTGTTCATGTATATATAATTAATTTACTTGTTAATTTTGTATTTTCGTTTTTAACTTTCTTCTGTTTTTCTTATTTTACCGATGCCCTGCCTCCAATGCTCTCTGTTTTTACACTTCTTACAATCACATTCTTTTAAGGTGTAGGTGTTTTTGCAATAGCAATATTTGGCTTTCATTAGGATAAAAGTTTTTTAAGTTCTGCTAGTTTCTCTAATTCCTCTTGGTAACTACTTGGCTTGCTATGTACCCAACCTTTTTTAGTGTATTTGTCATGTTCTGCTTTAGTCATTATCTTAACACTTGCACCAGTTTTAGGATTGTACATAGTGTGAGGATATTTCATTAAGTGTTCTTTTAACTCTTCATTAGGTCTTACCATTTTATCTGCGAAATAACCTTCAATTGAGAAACCTTTTACTTTTCCAGTTTTTACATAGTCATTCCAAATCTCATCGTTCTCAACTTTTACAGAACCCATCCAAGTACCTACTGGTACATCTAAACCATATAAAGCAGTCTTGTCTTTTTGTTTATCTTCTACGATCCAAGATTCTACAAGTGTTAAATCTTTTAATTGGTCTTTGTGTTCTAGTGTTGCTTCGGATTGGTTTCCGTTTTGTAGATATAATTGAGATGCTTTTGCAATTGTCTTTTCAGAAAAGAATATGTAGTACTCATCTTCTCCAGACTTTCTGTAAATAGGTTTCTTTGGTATAAGTAAAGCCCCCATCAATAAACGTTTCTCTTTGTTTATCTCAGCAAGTTTTATTTCTTGGTTGTTTAAAGCAATAAAATCTGATTCAATTGCTGGGTTTTCAACAACAGAAATAGCTTCTACACCTATTGCTTCGTCATCATCTAAAATTAATTCAATCAGTCTCATGTATATATAATGAAATAGTTGCTGTTTTTTGTATTTTTAATCTCCTAAACTTGCATCATTTACAATATTTCTATCCATACTCTGTGCAGTTGTTACATCGTTTGCTACAACGTATGCTTGAACTGGTTGTTGAGATTGCCCTCCAATAGCAGATGCTAATTGGTTTGTATCACTTTGACCAACCACATTAAATGCTGGAGGTGTAGATGCTCCAGTTGGTACAGATGGTGTAGATATTTGACCTCCCCCTCCTCCAGAGATACTTTTACCTTGACCAATAGCAGTAGCACCAATTCCAGCAATTGCTAATCCAGCACCTATCTTTGTCATTGCTATTGATTTTGCAGTTAGGGCTAAAGATGCTGGTTTTAATGGGTTTGGTATTGTGAAACCTCCAACAGATGTAAAAAATGGTACTGCTGCTTCATTTTTTTTAGCTTCAAATATAGATTGACTTGCACCTATTACTACGTTAGCAATAGCAGCACCCTTTTCTAATATTAAACCAGCAGTAGCTATAGCTTTATTTTTACCAGCTATTTGTTGTAGTAATCCACTTAAACCAGCAGCAAAACCAATATATTGCATATTTATTTGTCTTTTTCTTCTTGCAATTTCTTCTTCTAATGCGATTTGTTCATCTGCAAATTGTCTTGCTTTTTCTGAATCAGCAATTTGTTTTTCGTCTATGATTACTTGTTGCTCATCATCATATTCTTTCATTCTATTAACGTGAGCTTTTCTTGCTTCAAATAATAATCTGTTTTTTTCTTCTTCGTTTTCAATAGTTTTATTAATAAGTAAAATTTGAGCATCAAGTGTTTGCTGAGATTCTATCTCTACTAACTCTCTACCTTCTTTACCAATTTTTAATAACTCTTTTTTATTTTCTAATTGTTCTTTATCAAGAGAATTTATATTTATTTTTTGTTCAGACATTTGACCAGTAACTCTTGCAGTAACTGCTGCTTGTTCGTTTAATGCTCTTTGTAATTCTAATTGATTTTCATCATTATCATTTTGTTTCACTTTAGCTCTTGCTAAATCAACTGCTACTTGAGCATTATTTTTCATTACCCTACCTTGTTCTGTAAGTATTTCGCCTAGTTTTTCATTTGCTTTTCTTCTTACCTCAAAGGTTAAAGTTTCATCATCTCTTATCTGTCTTTGTTTTTCAGCTTGTATATCATATTTTTCAATAAGACCTTTATTTACTTCTTCAAGTAAAGCTGATTTTTTAGCTAATTCAGTAATATTAATTGCTGTATCTAAAACTTCAGTAGCATAATCTTTTATAGCATTTGCATTTTCTTTTATAGATTCTCCGAATGGAATTTGAGAAAGTATTACATCTTTAAATGATTTACCAAAAGACTCCATAGCACCTTCAAAATCTCTGCTAAATAACTTTTTAAAACCATCTCCAGCATTTGTAAATCTACCAATAAGACTATCAAATTTATCTGTAACATTATCTTTAAAACTTTGCCCAAAAGATTGCATAGATGCTTTAGGATCATCAAAAACAGACTTCATTTTCTTTCCTACCTCGTCAAAATTATCTAAAACTAGTTTTACAAAGTCATTTGTAACTATTGAAATAGCTTCCATTGTTACGTTAAAAGCATCTAAAAACTTCTGATTTTTAGAAAGAACATCTTTTATTTTAGCAAATGCAGCAATTAGTAATCCTATACCAGCAGCTTTAATAGCATTACCAACACTCTTTATACTTATTGCTGTTTGTTTAGATGACTTCTCCACTTCTTTTAAAGACTTGGCAGTATTTTCATTTGATTCTGTGGTTGCTTTGTTTAAATCTTCAACACTCTTTGCAACACTATCAATTCCTTTTAAGGCTTTGTCTGTTTTTGCTTCTAGCTCTACAATTATTTTTTCCATTCTCTTTTTATTAATTCTTTAAAACTATCTGGAAACTTATTTTTTCCTTTTGCTATTTGTACTATCTCAGACTTGCAGTCTGTATCTTTTAGTAACTCTAATATCTCTTTTATCATGACGTTGTTATTGGATAATTAGTTATTGATGATACATTACTATTAAAGTCTGTTGCAGTTATTCCAAACGTATAAGATGTACCACTTGCTAATCCAGTTACGGTAACACAATAAAAGTCTTGTAAAGGTGTTGCAGTAACTCTCTGTATAAGCACTCCATCTTGTGTTACTGAGTAACTTTTTACACCTACACCAGAACCATCACTTGAAGCAGCCCAACAGAAATAAACTTGTGTTGTACCTATTATTGTACTTGGTGTGTAAACAACTGGTGCAGTTGGTGCAGTTGTATCTGGAGGAATTGCTGGAGCTGGAGGTGTATAAATATCATTTAACAACTCTAAGTCAGATTTACCAGTAAGCATATTTGTCTTAATGCTATTAATCTTGTAAGTAGAACCACTAATATTAAACCTATCTGCTAGTGTATAATTAAGCAAGATTCTTAGAGGTAAATATGCAGTTACTTTTGTTAGTCTGTTTGTTACATCAAATACATCAGATATGTAATCTTTATGGTATGCTTGAAATAAAGTATTTGTAAATGTATTGTCAGCAGTATATTCGTTTATCTCATTATTGAAATTGATATTATACTTGCTTGTTGATGATGCTAATGCAACACTATTTGATGGTATATTATATTGTGCTATTTCTGAATTACTGCTTGTAGTATCTAAAAAAGATATGCTATTACCACTATTTAAAATTGGATAAAACAATAAAGGTTTACCATAGTAAGGATCTTGATTGTCATCTACAAAAAACCCATACTGAATAGATGTTGAATTACCAGTATTTGAATCAAGTAATCTTTCATTTTTTAATTGTGAGAAAGGTGTTTTTACTTTGTATATTTTACCATCTAATTTTTCTCCATTTTTATACTCTGTCTTGCCCCAAGTTTTATTAAATAGTTGTGAATGTGTATTGGCTAAAAGTGTTTTTGTATCTCCGTGTTCAAAGGTTATTTCTTTAAATGGTAACGCAACATTAACAGAGCTTTTATCCCTATCTACAAATTCAGTTACATCATAAGAAGTACCTCCAGCATAATAGCTATCTAAAGTTTTTACAATAACATTATCTGTATCATTATCAACATAAGATGTTAGATTAAACATTTTAAAAATACCAGTTAAGAAATCAATACATTTTATCTCTGGTATCTGTTGTGTTATAATAAAATCAAACGCATTGGTATGAGAAAAAGATGCAGATGTATAAGTATTAAATCTTTCTATCCCCCCCAAAAGCTGATATCCAATATCCCAAGTAACCTCTGAGAATGTAACATTTTGAGCTGATTGTATAATAACATTATAAGTACCTTGTGATGTTCCTATATCATCTTTTGTTATATCTAAGTCTCCAGTTACACTTCCACTATTGTAAATCTCTGTTCCGTTTAATTGTACAGAAGCACTATAAGAAAAACTACTTGTTGTTCTTAGTTTTAAATCTAGCTTAGTGTATCTGCTTGGAGTACCACCAACAAATAAAGTTGATGTGTTTGACATTGATGTTATGGTTGAACCTACACTTGTAGCAGTCCAAGTATTAACTAAAGATTCTACCTCTGTTGCAGTTGGAGATTCTACATACCCTTTTTTTCTGTGTAGCCACATAAACAAATTGTAGTAAGGTGCATTTGAGCTATTGAAGAAATCATTGCTAAATGTTATTCCGTAGTTTGTTTCTATTGCTTGTATAATAGTATCTACTCTTATTGCATATTTTAAGTCATCCCAAGAAACACCATGTACATTGCTACTATCATAATGTAAATTCCCTTTGTCATTATTCGATGTTAAGCTATTATAAATTAACCTTTGTGTATGTGTTATTAAAGGAACTACAACATCGTTTGTTGCTGGGTTTGCTTTTAACTTTGTTTTTACATTTGCAGCATTGTAAACTAAGGTGTTTGAATTTAAGTTAGTTAAAGCTCCTAGTTTATCTTCTCCTAGCAAGTCTTTTAACGTAACTGTGTTACCAGTAAATCTTACTTTGTAAGATGATGGTACATTGTTTTTTAAATCAACACCTTCAAGTTTTATTTTTCCTTTTCTAAACTTTAAATAATTTAATTCTAAGGTTGCACTTACTCTACTTCTACCATCAAAACCATTTGTAATACTATTGTTGTAATAGTGTTTAAATATTTTATTATTCTCTTTTGTTGCTGGTAATGTGAATGTCTTTGAATAGTCTGTAAACACTTTCTGAACGTCTTTTACGTTCTGGATTGTTTGTGTTAGTACAACACTTTCATCATCAAATAAATCTACTCTCTGACCTTCTATGTATAGTTGTATTTTTTGCATTTACCTTATGTCATTTAAAACATTGTATGAATTGTCAAACTCTATTGTGTATTCTACTAGCCTATCATTTACACTTGTTTTGTATGTAATGTTGCTTGTCTTTATATTGATAGGATATACTTGATTGTTTGGGTTTGTAATCCATACCTTCTCTGACAACATCATTTGCTTAAACACCTCGTTGTAAGATTCATTTACAAAACCACTACTTAAAGAAACAGATTCGTTTGCTACGATATTGAAATCTCTTTTTGTGTGATTGTAGGCATTGTAAGTATTGCTTGATGATAAAATATTTGCTTTGTAGCTTTCTCTTTTAGTAGTCATTTTCTCTACTGACTTTTTAAAGAAGTATAAGTCTTGCAACACTCCAAACTTATTTATAAATGTTGTTTTATAAGGTGTGAATTTACACTCGCTTAATTGTGATATTTTTATAGTTGAAGTTTCAGAACCAGCATCTCCAGTATATTGAATAGTTGCCTTTACTGCTTGGACATCTGTATAAGATGTATAAACTACTTTGTCTTGTGATTGGTCTGATAAAGTAAACGTCTCAGAATCTAAAATACCATTATCTGAATCATAAAATTTAGCAGTTACATTTCTATCTGTTTGTACTGGTATCTTTATCGGAACCCCAGACTTTATAAACATTTCACTATTACTCATTAATAAGCCTTCATATTCAAAAGAATAATTTGAACTATCTTCAAAATAGCCATAACTATCAAAGGCTAAATCTGTGCTTATTGTTTGTGATAATTGTACACCATTACCATCAAGTGCAGTAAGTATTGTTCTTACCCATTTACAAGATTGTTCAGCAGAAGCATCATAATCTCCTTCAAAAGTTATATCTAAATAGTCTCTTATAAGCTCTGATATTTCAAAAGATATTTTAGTTGTGTTTAGTATTATCTTTTTACTAAGGTTGTATTGAGGTGTACCACTATAACCAGTTGTTTCATTTCCAGTATAAATCTCAATATTTAAAGTAGCAGTTGCTAGGTTTGCATTTGATACAGATAAAAAATGTGGGCTTCTTGTATTAATTATTGCCATTGGTTGTAAATTTTAGTAGTTCTTCAACATCTAATTTGTATGCTTCTATTATGTCTTTGTCTAATCTCTTAAATGCTTTCTCAAATGGCTTTGTAAAAAACAAACTAGGTTTAATACCTTTGTTGTAGATACTTCTTGCAATCATAAATTGTAAAGACTTTCTTGATATGAATTTACCATCCTTACCTCTTACACCTTTTAACCCTTTTCTTACGATCCACTTGTCCATTTTACTTGGAGGAGGCATTTTATCTTTGTAGGCATAAGGTGTATTGTATTTTACTTTTTTACCACTAACTCCTTTGTCTTGGAATATACCATAGTCCTCCATCAAGAACTTTAAACCAAAGCTATTAGGGCTTACATTTAGTTTATGGTCTAAACTATTATAGAGTTCTTTAGAGCCATTCTTTTTACCCTTTGTTAGATTTGTTCTTGATTGTTGTATCACATACTTAGCAAATCTGTTTAGCTCTTGTTGTACGTTCTTTAACATATACTTATATCATTATTTACAAGTACATCAAATGTCATTGCCCAACCTGCCATCTCATTCTCAAACCGATCGTAAAAGGGTTCTAAACTAGGATTGCCATCTAACTGGTATAAGTCTTGGTGTAACTGCCCTCCTCTTAAAACTTGTGCTAGTTTATTAAGTACTGCTAATTGTGTGTTAAGTATATCTTGCTCGTTGTCGTTACCTACAAAAATATCTACTACTGCTTCTTTCGATACATCAACAATATCCATAGACAAAACAGATAGGTTAAAACGTAAAACATTATCCTCGTTGTTTACATTATTTACTATTAAATGTGATAAAGGAAATATTGTCTGCTTTGATAAATCAATCTTTGTAATGTCTCCAGTTGTTACTGTGTTTACATTTACATCTGATAGTAATTGATTCTTTATGGTTTCGGTTACTTGATAAAATCCTTTCATTTAAAACTTACTTTTTATTTGTTGTGCTTCTAGCTCTGCTTTCTCTTTCATAAATGATAACATTGTAAAGCATTGATGTATATTTAATTTAGTGATATCTTCAAACCTTGTAACATCTCCTCCAGCGAGACCATAAATTGATTGATACCAACCCCATTTTGCAGAGAAATTAGCTGCTCTTGAAACTCCTCCACCTCCTCCAGATTGGAAGAGAGAATCGTATGCTTCGATAATTCTATTCCGAGATGATAAAAAAAAAATAAAGATCCTAATGCAGCATCTAATGGCATATCTAACATCTTCTCTGGATTGCTTATTGTGTATTCTTCTATGTTGTATTTACCTACTTTACTTGTTACAACTGGTCTGTACAATACGTTCATAGCTATGTGCATATTGTCCCATTTAGAAGCATTGTTATCCAAGTCTATGTATTCTCCTAAAGACATTTCGTCTAAATCTGGAATAAAACCATACTCAACACCATTGAGTTTGAATCTCTCAATGTGGTTAGGTCTTACTTCTAGCATATCAGTAAGTATATCTATAATTGCAGTAACACTAGACATCTTTAATTTGTAGCTATCTGATAAAGGTATTCCACAGAATATCTCTATCATTTTAGCATCCAAGAAATTACCCTCTGGATTATCTTCTGCTATCTTTAAGAACTTTTGGTATTGTCTTAATGTAATCTCACTTAGTGATGTAGGTACGTTTATTTCTATCTTCATTAAAAAGTCTTTTATATATAATGAAAAAAGAGACCTATTTTATGAAATAAGGCAAACTATTTTCATAAGCCTTTGTAAGCAATAAGAAATGTTGAGGTTTACTTGGTAGAGATATTCTTACTTGTTTGTTTGTTCTATGGTGTATAAAGCACTCAACAATTGCTATCATTTGCTTGTTATCCATTATTAATTCTTTCAGATGCTATATCAAAATAGTTATCATCCATTTCAATACCTATGAATTTTCTGTTGGTATTCTTACAAGCTACACCTGTACTACCTGAGCCCATAGTAAAATCTAATACAGTTTCGTTTTCGTTGGTGTATGTTTTGATTAAGTACTCCATTAAAGCTATTGGTTTTTGTGTTGGGTGTAAGCCGCTTTTATCTTTGCTTAAATTATTAATAACAGGTATTTGTGTCAGTAATGTTCTGGGATACCCAAACTCATTACTATTATCATTATCAACTTTATTAAATTTACCATATCCATCATATTGCTTATGTGTTCTATCGCCCATATTCCCAATAGTGTTTTTCTTGTATGGTTGTGGGTTATAAGTAGGTTGTTTTTTATAAAACACGCTTATTGTTTCGTTGTTTCTTAATGGTTGTTTTTTTGCGTTTAAAAAGCCAGTACATCTCTTTTTATCCCAAATCCAATCGTACTTAAAACCCTTAGGATTACTCATTACTAAAGCACTTGTAAATGGTTGGCTACCAAATAAAACAATAGCACCATTAGGTTTAATTATTCTATTCAACTGTTCCCACATTAAATCAAAATCAATAACACTATCCCATTTACAAGCAGTCGTTCCGTAAGGCGGATCAGTTATAATTGCATCAATACTTCCATCTAGTATTCCTTTCATTACTTCTAAGCAATCTCCTTTGTATAATTGTATCATACTTATATAATAAAATATGATTACTTTTTTATTTTAAAAGAGTAGTTTTTTACCTTATAAAGTATTTACCCTTGTTTGGATTCTTTAGCTGAGAAGATATTGCGTAACGTGCTGCATCTACACAATGGTTAAAAGCATCAATAGGTTTATTAATAGTATTACCCTCTCTGTCTTTCATCCAAGTATAAGACTGCAACTCTTTAATTAAGTTCTTGCTTCTGCTTGTTACAAAGATTTTGTTTTGATTGATTAAGTTTATACCATATACAATTGAATCTTTACCCTTAGTACATGGTAATACTTTATGCTTGTATGTTCTTAGTTCAGCTATTGATTTAGGTTCTGCACTATCTGCATAGACAACCTCTGTTACATTGTGCTGCTTTAACAGATTTGAGATATCTACATTTAGTAACTTAGTCTGATAGATAACCTCATCAAAGATATATGCATCATTGTGTTTGTATAAGCCTATTAAAGTTGTTGGATCGTTACTATATCCAAAATCCATTCCATAGCAAAGTAGTCTTGCTTCTTCTGGTAGTTCTTTCATCTCTTTCCAGTCTGTAATACATACACCATCTAAAGAACCTATCTGACCAAGACCGTACACCTTCCACCAATTACTCCAATAGGTAGAGTTTTTTGCTTTCTCTTTTGCAGCTTCTATCTCTTGTACTATTGTATCAGGTAGAGCTTCATTATCTAAGTAGGTAAGAGTTATAAAGTCTGCATCTTCTTTTCCAGCTATCTCTTTATGTGCCCAAAAATTTGCAGTTGGATTAAAGTCAATCCATATATCTCCAGAGGTTCTTATTGCTAATTGGTTGTATGCTTCAAAAGGTACATTGTTTGCTTCGTTTACATACAATACATTTCTTCTTGCTCCTCTTAGTTTATCTGGTTGCTCTACTGAGAAGAACTCAATATAAGAGCCATTGGTAAACGTATAAGTTAAAGACGACCTATTCCATTGACTATCTCTAAACCTATTGGTTAAAAGCATAATCTTTAAAAAATCACGTATGCAGCCGCGGCGCAAATGTGGTATTGATTCAGATACTACACTTGTCTCTAAGTTAGGTGTTCTTATACATCTATCTATAAGAATTGGTAAAATACCAAAAGTCTTTCCAGCAGATGTACCTCCTTGTATTACTTTCTTTCTCTTTGTTAGAGAATGCAACTTCCTTATAGCAGTAGTTGTTTGGAACATCTACAAATCAAATAAAGGTTGTTCTGAGCTTATGGTTATATCTTTTGTTTCTTTTGGTTTACCAGCATAGTAATGATAAAACATCTGTACATATTTAAAGTCTCCTTTGTCTATACCTTTTTTTAATGCTTCAAATGCTTTAGGTTCTAATGGAGTAAGCCTCTCAATCATTTGCACTTCTTCTGCTTTAGACTTTCTCCCAGCTGATTTATGACCTCCGTTATTCTTTCTCCTATCCATAATTAAAAAAAATTATTAATAATCTCTATTTATATAATGAAAAAAACCACCAAATTTATTTTTTGGTGGTCATTTTATTTTTAAAGTGTGCTTTTATTATGCTTTTAATTTTTCATAAACAACAATAGCAAGTTTAAGCCATCTTGGGATT